TGCAAACGGAAGAATGGGACGTGCTGCACAAGATGCGCGAAGCCGTTATGGCGCATCCGAAGGCAGCAGCCTTGCTGCAAAAACCTGGGCGTCCTGAACAATCCGTGTACTGGATTGACAAGGTAACGGGTGTGCTGTGTCGCTGTCGGCCGGATTACCTGACTGACGACGATTACGTGGTGGACCTGAAGACGACGGAAGACGCAAGCCCGCAAGAGTTTGCCAAGTCGTGCGCGAATTACAGGTATCACGTCCAGGATGCGTTTTACCGCGATGGCCTGGCAGCACTGAAGCGCAAGCCGCGAGCGTTTGTGTTTATCGCGGTGGAAAAAAAGGCGCCGTATGCGGTCGGCGTGTATGTGTTGCGAGCTGAAGACCTGGAGTTAGGCCAGATGCAGTATCGGGCAAACCTGAACCGATACGCGGAATGCCTTCAGTCGGGGAAGTTTCCGGCGTATAGCGAGAAAGTGGAAAGCCTGGCATTGCCAGCTTGGTATGTCAGCCAGGGCGTGCAGCGCTTGGCGGCCTAAAAGGAACATAAGAAAGTGACTATCAAATTCGAAGTTGCAGAACGCGAAGGCGCCCGGCTGGTGATTGGCCTGGCTGGTGTGAGCGGCGGCGGCAAGACCCGCACGGCGCTGGAAATCGCCCACGGCATCGTTAAGGGCGACACGTCGAAAATCGGTTTTGTCTGCACGGAAAACCGGCGCGGCCGTCTGTTCGCCCGCGTTCTCACCGACGCGGAAGGGAACGTGAAGAAATTCATGATTCACGACCTGTACGCGCCGTTCAGCCCGCAGCGCTACATTGACGTGATTGAAGGCGCGGCCCACGCAGGCTTCGAAGTGCTGATTATCGACAGCGTATCCCACGAGTGGGAAGGCACGGGCGGCTGTGAAGAAATCGCGAACCCGCCCGGCTCGTCGCTGAAAATCGCCAAGTGGAACGACGCGAAGGCGGAACACAAACGCTTCGTGAATGCGCTGCTGTCGTCGCCTATGCACATTATCGCGTGCATGCGTGCCCGCGAAAAAACCAAAATGGTAAGGGTCAACGGCAAGACGGAATACGAACCGCAGGGCATCCAGCCGATTTGCGAAAAGAATTTCCCGTTCGAACTTACCGTGTCGATCATGATGTACGACGGCGGCAAACAGCGCGAAGTGCTGAAAAGCCACCCGGACCTGGAAGAAATCGTGGGGACGGTCGGCTGGCATACGGGCTTCCTGGGCTATGAACACGGCCTGCGCATCCGTGAATGGGTGGACGGCGGCACCAAGGTGGACGAAGAAAAGCAGCGCACGCTGGACGCGCTGCGCATGGAAGCCGCGAAGGGCACCACCGAACTGGTGAAGGCTTGGGCAGCCGTACCGGCCGCGATCAAAAAGCGCATCAGCACCAAGGGCTGCCCGGAAGACCTGAAAGAGCAAGCCGCAGCGTTCGACAAGCAACGCGCTGAAGCGCAGGCGGGCGGCGCCGAACTGGCGGGCGTGAATGCGGAACTGGCAGGGGCTGCGGAATGACGGCCACCAATACCCTTTCCGTATCCGTGGGCGACACGGTGCATGTGCCCATGGCGGGCTGCGACGGCCGCGTGGTGCGGTTTGAAGGCAGCATGGTAGTGGTGCAGCTTGCCAGCAAGGTGCCCGGCGCACACGACCATTTCCATTTCGGCGCGTTGGAAGTCGTTCAGCAGCAGCCGCGCGCTGAATCCGGCGTGCTGCTGGACGCGCCGGGCTATCAAAGCCTTGCCCGCGTGCTGGCTCGCGCTTTCCAGCAGGCAGCCCACGGCAAGGGCGCCGAACGCCACGCGCAAGACGGCGAACCGTTCGACGCGCAGGTTATGCAGGACATGGCGCGGCGCTTCGGCGTCGGCTCGCTGCTGGGCCAGGCGTTCAAGAAATCCGAAGAATCGCAGCGCCTGCCGCACGGCGCCGGCGTGCGCGAACTGCTGGGCGCAATCAATTACCTGGCTGGCGCCGTCATCGCCATGGAACGCGCAGAGACCCAAGCAAATGGCTGAACAGTTTTCGGACGTGCTGGACCAGGCCCAGCACAGAATCGAGATTGACCTGGCGCAATCCATCCAGGCTCAACGGGCACGCGCGCTGGCCACGCCGCGCCCGGTTGCAGAAGGCTGCTGTAAAAACCCACGGTGCGCGGAACCGTTCGCCCAAAACGCAGAAAAGCGCCTGTTTTGCGGGCCAAACTGCGCTATGGAATACGAACGGTATCGCAGATAATCGAAGTACGCGGAGCGCATATTTAGTTCCGCGATCCCCAGCAAGAAAAGGACCACCAAAATGAAAGACCAACACAAACTGATTTCGGGCTACAAAGACCTGGACCAGGAGACAATCGACTTGATGAACCGCATCAAGGCGCACGGGGAAGAAACGCGCAAGCTGGTGGAAGCCGTGCAGGCCCGCACCGCAAAACAGTACAATGCGGCGCGCGGTGACGAAGAATTGCAAGGCGTCGCCGTGGATGCAATGGGCTGGGAAGAAGAAGGCAAGCGCCACTTGCAAACGGGCTTCATGTTCCTTACTCGCGCAGTCGCCCAGCCGTCCAGTTTCGCTTAACAGCAGCACCACACACACTTTCGGAAAGTCACTTTCATGCCCGCATATTTGAATCAAGTACAACTCATTGGCAATTTGGGCGCGGACCCTGAAGTGCGGTACATGCCCAGCGGTGACGCTGTGGCCAATATCCGCATTGCAACCACGGAAACGTGGAAAGACAAAGACGGCGCGAAGCAGGAACGCACAGAGTGGCACCGCGTCGCATTCTTCGGCAAGCTGGCGGAAATCGTTAGCCAGTATCTGAAATCTGGCGCAAGTGTTTTCATCCAGGGCAAGATTCAAACGCGCAAGTGGCAAGCGCAAGACGGCACCGACCGTTACAGCACGGAAATTGTGGCCGATACCATGAAAATGCTAGGCAGCCCCCGCGATGGCGGCGGATCGTCGGGCGATGGCGGCCAGCGCAGCGAACGCCCAGCGCGACAGGAACGCCCGGCCGCAGCAAGCCAGCCAGCGGGCGGCGGCGGATTCGATGAAATGGACGACGACATACCATTTTAAGCGTTCGCTTAATAGCTGAAAACGATAAGCCCGTGGTTTCTGCGCCACGGGCTTTTTTGCGTCCTGTTGCGTTACGCGGGGAAGGCGGCGAAGGTTCTGGCCTGGATGGCGAAGGCGAAGCGGAGATTTCCACCGGCCCAAAAAAGCAATCCGCCCGGCTTCTCAAAGCCATGTGCGCCGAATGCGGCTACACGGTTCGAATCACGCGCAAGTGGCTGGAAGTCGGCCGCCCGCCCTGCCCGCTTCACGGGGCCATGGACGTGGAAGGCGAGGAAGACTAAAACGAAGCGCAGGCGGGCGGCCTGCGTTCATCTGGATAAACCCCGCTGCCCTGGCATCCAGGGGCGCGCGGGGCGGCGGCAGCGGTGGCGAACGGTCTGCGTTTCGTCCATCTGGATAATACGGCTTCGGCTAGTCCGCCGTGTCCGATTCCGTGCCATTCATGACTGCTTCCACTTCGGCGTCGCTGTTCGGCTTTTCGCAGTCAACCACGCAGCGGTAAGCGTCTTTGCTCATGTTGTGAATCGCGCGCTTCACCAGCCATTCGCCGTCTGTTTCGTCACCGAACCCGGTAACGTCCAGCAGGCATTCTGCCGTCAATCGCGGCTCGCCCGGAATATTCAGGTTGAACCGGAACGCGCCACGCGCACGCTTCGCCAGTTCCGCCTTTGCGGCAGCCAGGGCCATGGCGGGCGTGGGGAAATACTGTTTCAGCCGCTTAACCGGCTCGCCCTTGCCCGCCGTTACTTCGTGCCGCTTCGCGCTGCGTTTCGAGTGGTAATAGGCCACCACGGTGCCTGCCGACTCGCGCGTGGATTCTTCCCAATGGAATGCGCCGCAGTCGCTGGCATCCACCGGAATTTTCGGCAGCGCCGTGCCGCTTACCGTCGTGGCGTCGCCGCGCTTGGTGAAAATCAGCTTTCCACCGGCAGGCTTCGCTATGGCGTCGTATTTCTTCGCGATGCGCAGCAGCAGGTTTATATCCGACTCTTCGGACTGGTTAATGTGCGGCAGCGCCACGCTGGACAGCGATGGCGAAACCAGCGCTGTCATGCCATGCTCTTTCGCCATTTTCTGGACCATGGCGCCGATGGTCGTTCCCACCTTCCACGCCCGCGACTTGTGGGATTGAAAGTCTATTTTGCCTTTCGGCGTTTCATCCCACGGCGCAGCGTGCGCCACAATTGTTAGCTCGCGCGGCCAGCCCGTGCGCCGCACGCTATCACACACGAAAATGCCTTTCGCCGTCATCACGCCGTCATAGCCCAGCGACAGCGCGATTTCCGCGCCCGTGGGCGGCTTTTTGATGCGCGCCGCGTCGTCGTGGTCGGCCAGCACGATTTCCAGCTTGTCCGCGTTGTCGCCGGTTTCGTCGGTCAGCGAAAGGGACACGAAACGATCCACGATGGTGGCCGTTATGTCGTTGTCGTTCGCCTTCAGTGAGAACGACGGCGTAATCCTCACGTCCATAGCGAAACCTCGCCTGTGGTCGCCAGGTCCGTTGCCACGTCGATTCCAGGCAGCGCCACGACGGTGCCCACCGGCAGCACCGGCCCCAGGTCGGCCAGCCCATAGTTAGCCGCCAGCACCGCGTTAAGAATCGACGGTGTGACGGTCCCGTATTGCGCCCAGGCGATATAGTCCAGCGTGTCGCCTTCGCGGGAAAGGTATTGTGCTGTCATGAGAATTTGGCCAGCAGGGAGCTGGCGGCGGTTTTTGTGCTATCCAGCAGGCTGGAAACGGACGTGGTGGCGTTGCTCGCGCTCGACAGGGCCATGGACACACTGGACGGCACGGAACCCGCCACAAGGTTGATATTGCCGATAACGCGCGTTGCCGACGAAGCGCTGGTGCCTAGCGCCTCGATTTTGTCCAGCAGCGTTTTTGACCCGCTCAGTACCGCGCCGATATTGCCGATGGATTGCACCTGCGCGGCCACGTTGGCGGCCGTGGATCGCAGATCATTCACCACGGAAATGGAACGGTTAAGCGCGCCCACGGCGCTGTTTGCTTCGGCCAGCACCGGCCCCACGACAGTCTGCACCTGCGCGACAGCCGATTTAAGGCTGCCCAGCGCCGTGGCGGCCGTGGTCTGCACGGTCTTTGCCATGCTCGCGAACCCGGACAGGGCGCTGGTGGTGCCGGTTGCCGTGGCGGCTGCCGTCACTTGTCCGCTGGCCTTGTCCAGCACGCTGCTGCCGTCGTCGGCCGTCGTGCCGTCGTCAAAGATGGACAGGCGCAGAGTGAATTCCACTTTGCGCGGCGTGCCGTCCGTCTTGTGGTGTGTCTGCTTTTCGTCCAGCCGGTTGATAACCCAGCGGCCCTGGTAATAGCCCATGCTGTCCGTCAGATCGTATGGCAGCCCGTCGTTAGCCATGGCGCGCAGTTCATCCAGGCTCTGAATATCGCCCTTGTAATCCGGGTAAATCACGCCCGGCAGTTCCAGCGCGTCTTCGCCCCGCCCCGTGAATTGCTTCGCGGCAAGCTGGCCCATGCGTTCCTGCGCGGGCCACTTCCATTCTGTCGTTCGCGCCCATTCCTGGAAAACCAGGGTATTGAGCGAAAAAATGTAATCGCCCAACACCATCATTGTGGGCAGGTTGCCGCTGTCTGCTGCCATGTCTTACATTCCCGAATCGTAAAGCCCGGACCCCGGCGCAGCCGCGCGCGGTGCGCCAAGCTGCGTAACCACTTCGCGGGCTGCGTCTTTGCCGGATTGGCCAGGCTGCTGGTGGAATTCCACGTGATACTGGCGTTGGTCGATAGTCTGCCCACCACCGCTTCGGCCGCTCGCAATCGGCGGGATGGTCGGCGCGGCTGCCTGGCCTGCGTCCTGGTCTTTCCCCGTCATGTGACGCCATACGGCCGCGCCGAAATCAACCGGGTTCAGGTGCGCCGACGCGGCCCACCAGCGGCCGTTTTTAACGTCGTCCGCGCCCTTTTCCTTGTCCACGTCAGGCAGCCCGGCAGCCTTCGCCACGGCCAGCCCGGTTTCCACCAGCCCCGCCACCAGCCCCAGCTTTCCGAGAAATCCCCATATGCCCTTCGCTGCGCCGCCCGTTGCCGGTCCCACGCCTTCTGCGGCCGTCTTCAGATCGCGCAGCGAAGCAACCGCACGCGCCAGCTTGATTCCTGCAATAAGCGTCAGGGCACCGCCCACGGTGGCCAGAATGGGCGCTGCCACGGTCAAGCCCACAGCCAGGCCGCCAAGGCCCAGCACTACGCCTTCCATCAGCCTGGGGTTTGCGTCCGCGAACTTGTTGACGGACTCCAGCCCCGTGGCCAAGCGTTCCATGGCGCTGGCGAAAGTCGGGATAAGCACGTCGCCCACGCGGGTCTGCGCGTCATCCAGCCGGGCGCGGGCGTTGTCCATCTTGCCCGCCGTCGATTTCTGGTTTTCCTGGTCCGATTGCTCGGCGTCGTGCGCTGTTCCATACCATCCACGGTCGCGGCCAATGGCTTCATGGTTAAACATGCGCTGGAACAGCACATTGCCAGCGTTCGTGTTCGACGTGTAATCAGCGGTGAATTTCTGGACTGCGGCGGAATCCTTCAGGTTCACGCCTTTTTTCTTGGCAAGCGGAAGCAGGTATTTTTCCACCCATGCCTGTTGATCCTGAATCAGCAGTTTGCTACCGTACAGAGCATCAGACGTATAACCTGTCACCAAGCCATTTTTTAGCTTCACCTTTTTAGGGTCCAGCAGGCCATCTTTCAGCATGTTGGTGAACTTGTGCGCGTCCTGGTGCCCGCCGATCCAGGCGTTATTCAGCGTGCTTAGTGACTTACCATAGCCCGCCGCACTCAGCGCCTGAACCATGAATGAATCACCGAAAAACGCTTCATTTTTCGCGCCGATACCTGCGGCCTTCGCGCCACGCTGCGCAGTCAGCCAGTCTTCTGCGGAAACCTTGCCCTGCGATGCCGTAATGCCCTTGAACGCGGCATTCATTTGCTTGCGCATTTCTTCTGCGCTAGACGCCCCGCCGCGCTCGTCTGCAATCTTCGTCAGCGCGTAAATTGCGTCTTCGCTGACTTCGTGCCCCGCATGCTCTCGGTTGTAGAGTTGCAGCCCGGAACGCGCTTTAAGTGCAAGCGGCAGCGCCTCCACCGCGTGGTGCACGCTGCCCAAAGACGCCTGCAATTCTCGCGCGGTCTTGAAAGCATCCGTTACTGAAACGCCGAACTGGCGCGAACCGCTGGCGGCCGAAATCAGCGCCTTCTGGTCTTCCGCAGAAATGCCAGAATTCTTGATGATGTTTACTTCGTTTTCGCGGCTAACAGCGGCGTGGATTCCCGTAGACAGCACGCCACCAATGGCCAGCCCGGCCGCGCCCGATTTAACGGCGGCGCCGTTCAACTTCGAACGGGTTTCCTTTGCGCTGGTGTAGCTCGCCTGGGATTTGTTTAGCCGTTCCTGCGCGCGACGCAGGTTGTCAAGCGTCGAAACGGTTTTCGCATACTCGTTTCGCAGTGCCGAAACGTCTTTGCCCATGCGGGAAAACGTCTGGATAGACTTTCCCAGCAAAACCTGGCGCTTGGTCACGCGCCCCATTTCGCTGGTGATTTGCTTCAGCCCGTTTTGGGCTGCACCCAGCGCGCCCTTAAGCGCGCCGGAAATCGTGCCGCCAATTACGATTGTGGCATTTAGCCGCTTATTCGCCATCGCTCGCTGTCAGTTCGTTTAGACCGTCGATCCACCACAGGAACCGCGAAGCGGCCATGCCTAATATTTCCGATTCACCCCAGCCGGTATGGCTGGCCAGGGAAAGCACACCACGTCGGATAAGCGCGGGCGCTAGTCCAGAAAACCCGAGTAGGCCGCCGACACGCGCCGGTAGTCGCGCACGGAAAGGGTTTGCATCTGCTTTTCATCCATTTCGCACAGATTGGCGAAAATGGTTATTTCGCGCTCAATGTCGCTTCCCTTCAGCTTGTCATACACAAGCTGGTCACGGACGGTCGGCTCGCGCATGCGGAGTTTCTTCACCGGAACGCCTGCCACGTCAAGCGGGCGCGACAATTCAATGTCCGCGAAGCCTTCGCCATACTCCACGAAGTCTTCGGGCTTTTTCTTCGGGTCGGTTTTGGTAGCCATGGATGATTCCTTTTTTTATGAAAGTCGCTTTCAGGGCTGGCGTTGCACCAGCCCTTTGTCGCTTTAGATGCCCAGCAGGCTGCGCACGTTAGCCAGTGCGTCCACGCCGTTGCGCTTAAAAACCATGTTCACCACGTCGATTTCCAGCACTGTGGTGCCGCCGTGTTCCAGCTTGTAATACTTCAGCGTAAGCGTGGTCTTCAGCTTGGCGGCCGTGCCAGTCTGCACGGAACCCTGGTCGATTTCCTTCACCTTGCCGCGCAGGGTGTGGACCACGCCAGTCTGCGTGCCGTCGTCGTCTTCCAGCACTTCGCGCAGGGACACGGTAATGTCCGTGCCTTCGGTCACGCCAAAAGTGCCGATTACGTCTTTGTCGTAAGACTTCAGCGTGAAATCCGATTCGAGCTTTTCCAGCCCCATCGTGATTTCGGCGGGCGCGAACATGCCGCCGCCCAGGAAGTCTTCCAGCTTGGCGGCCAGCTTCGGCGGGTTGAATTCCTCGCACTTGCCAGCCTTGCCCAGGCCGTTATAGAAGACGTTGAAATACTTGCGGATATTCTGGATCGGCATGGGCTTTAGCTCGCGCTAGTCGAAAAAATGCTGGCGATATAGTCATTCACCAGGTGGCTGCGGAACGTGACACGCTCGGACGGGTACACGGCTGTAAAATCGAAGTCGAACGCAATAGCGCCAGCCGCGATTTGATCGGGCGTGTTGAGGTCCGGGTCTGCCCAGCACTGGCCGCCCAGGATCGCGCCACGGGCCACCAGGTTGCGCAGGAACGCATTTACGCCTTCCACCACGTCATTGACGTAGTTTTTGGTAATGCCCTGGTCCACTGCCCACAGGTGCGCCGCCATCAGGCTGTCCGCGATAATGTCCGCAGTGCGAACAACGCACAGGAACGTCCATTTGGCATCGCTCGACAGCGTGCGATTGCCCCACAGCCGATAGCCGTTCTGGCGAATCACGACGTTGACGTTTTTCGCGTTCAGCAGATTGGCGCGGCATGTCGTGTCGCCCATGGTGAAGTCGATCACGCGAGCGGTGCCCGTCACGCCGTTAATGGCCTGATTCGACGGGGACCACCAGAAGCCGCGTTCGTTGTCCGACTTCGCAATCAGGCCAGCCGTGTGGGCGCTGGTGAAGGCGGTAACGTTGTTGCCGCTGCTGTCGGTCTTCGTTACCTTCGGTTCAACCAGGTACACGCGGCGGCTGTCGAAATCGCCCGCGTATGCGATGGCGTCCACGTCGTTGGTGCTGGGTGCGTCCGCGATAATCACGGCGCGCAGCGATTCGGCAATGCCAAGCATTTCCGCAACCACCGCATTTGCCACCGTGCCCGTGGTCGCCGTGAAGGTGGCCTGGGTCGTGCCAGCACCCGCGCCAGCAGGAAGTGCGAACGTCGGCACGGCCGTATAGCCTGAACCGTTTTTCGTGATTTCAACGGCCGTAACCTTGCCGCCTGCCACCGTTGCCGTGGCCGCCACACCCGTGCCGCCACCGCCACCCGTAGCCACCAGCGCGTAAGTGCCGTCCGTGTAGCCAGCGCCTGCGTTGTTGATTGCCAGCGTGGAAACGCCGTTGGACACGCGAGTGTGCGTGAAGCCCGGCGCCAGCAGAATGCGCGGCTTGTAGCCCGTCACGTGTTCGGCGCCCACAAACGCCTGGACGCCAAGGTAATTGCCGTTCGCGTCAACGCCGCCAATCAGCTTGGCAAGCTGCGCGGCCGGGTCCACGTCGGCATCCACGCGAACCACGATCAAAACAGCCTTGGACTGGTCGAAAATGCTGTCGATTGCATCCGGCAGCGTGCCGTTATCCGCCGAAGTCGTCAGCGCCACCAGCTTGGCCGCCTCCACACGCGAGCCAGCCACCAGCACGGGCGTGTTAAGCGGGAATGCGGCCGGGTCGGCATTCGGCGCGGTGCCGATAATGCCAATAACCGAACTGGACGCAATGCTAATGGT